GGAAGACCTAATAGAAGAAGTTGTCTCTGAGCCCATACGTGCAATAAACAAAGATGAAACTTGGCTGAACACTCACTACGAGGTAGTGGCTGCTATGGAACAAGCATTATCAGAAGGCCATAAGAAACTTACAGCGTATTATAACGATGGCGGTACGATTGCTAAATGGAACTTAGCTAAGGGGATAACCAGCAAGTTCGAGGACTTCTACGCAGGTATTCTATGGAATGGGGAGTTTTTGGAATCTATTAATGAATTCGTTCAAGAAGAATTGAGTGAACTATAACTTACTTAGTTTAAAAATCATTAACTTTGAGCTAAACTTAAAATATTCATTATGAAGTGTAAGATAACAGTTACTGGCTCAGACGCCCAAAGATTTAAAAATCTTAGTGATAAGTTCGGAGGCAGAGCCGCGCTGGAAACTCTATTAGAGAATGATGGCACAAACACTATTGACGGATTTATATCTGATGTAGAGGAAGGAAATAGGATTAACGCTTTATCATATTTTACACTAAATAATCTAATTGCATCAGAAGGTCTTTCATCTTTGGATCTTAGGTCTAAATTTATAGAGTCAGACAAGTTTAATAACGCTATGAGAGCAGCGAGAGAAAATCTTGTGGCTATTATGGAAAATAACCTAAGTGAGGAAGAAGTATCAGAAGATAACAGACGTATTGCTTCCAGGGCTTTTGTTGCATACATCAATTTTGGTAAGCTTATGCCTAAGATACAAGCTAGATTTGAAGCCTTTGGTCTAACTGTAAATGAACTTAACCAGAATTTTGAGGAGATTATAAGAAATGAGGGTGAGATTTCTAATAACAAACAACACATTTATAGCCAATCTTTTATGGAAAGAAGTCCTCTTGATTCCACACCACCATCTGTAAAGTTGTTTTTGGCCACGAGGGCTAAGCAACAATTAAATGCCGACGGTACACCAATACCTATTCTTGATGATATAGGTATGCAAGTACCTGTAGATTTTGATGCTTTGTATTCAAGAATTAGTAAAGGTTTAACTGATCTGCACTCTTATGAAGAGATGATCACCAAGTTAAAGGAAATGTCAAAGAATGATGCTGAAATAAGGTCTGTACTTGATACTATGATTGATGGAGATCTTGATAAGCACGGTATAGAGTTTAAAGGAGTTAAAACTAAACCATTTCAGAATGCATTCTTTAGTTCTATGGCTAACACACACTATGACTTTATGACTTTAGCAATAGATAAAGACTATGGATCTGAGATAGAAGGCTCAAAGAAAGTATCTATGTTAAGGACTAATAAAAGATCCCTGGATAGAGCTCTTAGAAATGAATGGGCAGCTAATTCAATGAAAGTTTCCAAATTACCTCTTGCTACACGTCAAGGTCTCTGGGATACACATGTACATAAAGTATTTGACTCTTCTCAAAGTGCAACTACTCCTGCAGAAAAACGTAAAATGAAGTCAGACTTTAGCCTTAAATTAGATAACGTTAATGCTAAGAGTGTGTTAGTAGACGTTTCAAATATGCTTGCTTTATTAGGTATAAATGTAAGTCCTCAGGCAGTTGATATTCTAAGAACTACTTTAAACAATAAGAAGCCAGGTGAGTTTAAAGCATTTGTACAGTCACGATTGTATAATTTAGGTAAAGCATACTATAATGAAAATAGAAATATATTTGAAGAAGAAAGTGGAACTATAACTATTCTTGCTACAGCACAAGCATCTTTATCTAGTGAATTAGGTGTACAAGCTTTTATGAACGGAGAGAATAATATTATTTATCCTATTAATAGGCCAACATTTGCTAAAGAGTGGTTTAATAACATGAAGAATAAGACAGATGTACTTACAAGACTGTCTTTAGATCCATTCTATAGCGGATTTAAAATTGTACAGGATTTTAACCAAGCTGAGCACGGCATGGAGATGATATCATTTGATACTATTACAGATAATTCATCAGGAGTAGCCACTAGTTATTCAAGTTTGGATCCTGTGTCATCAATGGCCTCTAGGTTTAATTTCTTCTTGAATTACGATGCTAAAGGTAGAGTCGGCGCACACACAAACAAATTTGGGTGGTTCCTAGTCCCTACACCAGCAGATAGATCAGGTACTCAAGTACTTAAGATGAAACTTATTGGAGATGGATCCTTAATAAACAAGTATTCTGTATTTAGTGAAGCTGCTGGGTATAAAGATTGGGCTGTAAACTCTGCCAAAGCTGAGTTTGAAAGAATAAAGTTGGTTTTTCAGGAGTATAACTCAACAGAAAATAAAAAAGAGCTTGTTAAAAACTATCATTACACTGAAGAAGAAGGAGTTGAAGGAACAAAATTAGGTAATGGAGGATATTTCCAGAACTTTACTGAGTTAAACAAATTCTTAGTAGTAAAGGATGGTATATTACAAAATATTAATTTTGAAAGTCCTGTAATTCTACAAGCTCTTGAACAATCACTTAATGATCAAATAGCTGCTGATATACGTCATTTAGGGGAGATTGGTTTCTTAAATACCGTTGAGGGACAAGCTGTAGTTAAGGAACAATCGCTTACAGGAAATAACAACAATAGTGATATTTCAATTACTACACCAGAACAATCTAAAATCACTAGTATAAGATCTACAGAGCATGCTAATAACTTGCTATCCAGTGGAGGCGTAGTCACTGAAAATAATCTATATAAGTTTTTAATAAACTCTTATGTAGCTAATCAGGAATTATCTGCATTGTTTCATGGTGATCTTGCAAATTTCACTGCAAAGGAAACTACTATAGCAGATTATAAAGGAGACCCAACCACAGTCCAACTCGCTAGTTATAATAATGCTAATAAAAGATCAGGTCTTGCTTACACTCCTGGGAAAAAGGGTAGGGTAGGACTTGGAGGAATGAATGCTACATTTAGTGTGGCATTTGTGGCGGATGTAAGGTCTGTATTAGGAGGAGATATTTACAATGATGTATTGAATTCTCTTTCAGAAGACCATAGATATGGCAGGAAACAAGCAGAGAAATATGGTAAAACCAATTCCACTGATGGTCAGGGATTAGCATCATTATATAGGTATGCAGATATCCTTAACGGTCAAGGGCTTCTTACTCCTTCTATGTTAGAGACACTAATTGAGTTAGAAAAACAACCTGAGAACATAAACTGGTCCAAGGTAACTGAAAAATTGGTAGCTGTAAAAGGATTTTATCATGCTGTAGAGTTTGATCCTCATTTTGGTAGGGTAATGACAAAGAATTTAAAATACTCATTACTTCCAGTGTTTCCTGCAATGATGAAAGGAAACACAGCATTACAAGATCTTTATAATAAGATGATAGCCTCTAAAGCAGATGAGTTAGTATTTGAAAGTGGTATCAAAATGGGTGCGTATAACCTTAATCAAGTATCTGACCCTACGTTTTCTATTGTTGCTCTTAACAACGAGAACTATCGTATTCCTCAAGAAGTTCCTTATAAGGACAAGGTAGAAGAGAATTATGGTAGTCAAATTCGTAAGTTAATAGAGGGTAATTTAGTGGATGATGCAGACTACAATGGGAGATCTGGAGAAAGTCTAAGATCTATTTACAATCAAGCTCAAAGCTTGAAGATTGAGAATTCATTTAAAGATATGCTTAGAACACTTGCTACTGATGGTAAAATTGATATCGAGAAAGTAGCCAAGAGAATCTTAAGAGATCTTGCCAAAAACCAATACAAGAGTGATTCAGAGTTTATTAACAAAGCTTTAGAAATAATTACAACTGAAACAGGAGCAAAGGATACTCGTATTCCTATGTCATTTCCTGCAATTAAGTATAAAGCTGAATCGGCTATGAATACTATGGTCAAAAAAGCTGTTCATAGATTGTCTCTCCCTGGTTTCGTAGGAGTAGTTTATTCTTCCTATGGGATGGATGAGAAGCAAATAGGTTTTGATAAATCACTTAAGTTTGTGCGTAAAGGTCCAGACGGTAGAACACTGCCAGCTCAAGTAAAAATGAGCCCCCAGTATTTCCTCGGAATCCTTAGAAATAAGATAAAAGACATTACAGGTGAGATAGCAGCTATAAATAATGATGTTTCTGTTAGGAAAATGCAAACAGAGATTGCTAGCATTAGATCAGTTATACAGGAAATGGAGAGAGGTGAATTTGATATTAAAAGACTTCCAGCTAAATTAAGACAGGCAGTCATATATAGGATTCCTACTCAGGGTAAAAACTCTATGTTACCTGTAGAAATTGTTGCATTTACACCTGAGGCATTTTCTACATCTATCACCTTGCCCTCTGCTATTGTTACACAATCAGGTATGGACTTTGATATTGATAAGGTGTATGTAGAATCAAGACATTTCACTTACAGTAATGGGGAATTCTCTGTTGCTCAAAGTAATTTAAGTACAGCAGAGGGAATTGATAACACCATTATAGATGCTCACTATGATGTTCTTACATCACCTCAACATTTCAGTGAGTTGGTGACACCCAATAACTCTGACACATTAGAGGATTTATCTAAAGAAATCTCAGGTATTTATGATGTTAACACTGAAGGAAGAAAATGGAGCTCAGTATCAACTCAGGATAGTTTTAGGGACAGAAGTCAATCAGCAGAAGTTACTTTAGGAGTGTCCTCCAATGCTAATACAGCACATGCTATATATCAAAGCTTAGAAGTTACAGTAAAAAATAGACTAGAAACTTCAAATAATGTTGATCTAAGAAGAAGCACAGAACAAAATGAAGCTAAGAGTAGAGAATCTTCCTATGGACCTAAGATTGATTATGGAAGATCGTGGAGTGAGTTACGTAGTAAGAAAGTATATACTACAGCAAAAGATGGCACTCTGTTAGTAAATACTATGAGAACGAGTAATAGAGAAGGAGGAGCACATGCACATTTTGGAAACCCATTTACAGAGAATATTCTTGCTGCTAGTAGAAATAGTTCTCTTATAAAATCTGACTCAGTTTCAGAAGCTATTGATAGATATGAGAAGTGGATAAAAGGGGAACCTATTACTGGTTTAACTACAGAACAGGAAGCAACATTACAGGGCCATGAAAATCAGAAAAAATGGATAGTGAAGGAGATATCCAATAAAAAAATGACAGCTGCTGTACTTATGTATGACTCATCATTAGCTGGAAGAGGACTTGGCACACATGCAGATGTCCTTCAAAAGGTCATTGCTGAGAATAGTGGCATTAATAATATGACTAACTCTTCTGGAGCAGAAGCTACAAATGTAGTAAATGTTTACTCTTCAGACAGTGAAGCGTCTAGTCTATCTAATTTTGCACCTCGTCCATTTATGTTAGGGGATTTCGTTACATACCCAACTGTAGAACATGCGTTTCAAATGCAGAAAATAGAAGACTCCAGAGGAGTATATTCTGAAGATCAAAAATATATTCTTAGAGAAAGAATGTTAAAAATGACTGCTGCAGAGGCTAAAGTGGCCGGAGCAAAAGTAAAAGGATTAGACTTAAATTATTGGGATAAGAACTCATCAGAGTTACTTAAAATTATTATGAGAGCTTCATTTGATGCTAATCCTAGCGCTGTTACCAGACTGCTTGAAACTGGAGATGCAGCTATCTCCCATAAAGACAGTAGTGGTAAAGAGCAGGATAAAGGGCAATTCTCAAGACTTCTTATGGAATTAAGAGAAGAGTATGGCGGTACTGGTGTAGTGCAGCCTGGTATAACTACACCTACGTTTACACAGGGCGGAGCAACACAGATTAAAAAAGATACAAAACCAGTTGCTACTGATAAAAAGGGTGTTCTTGTCAATGGAGAAAGAGTTAGAACTTTAGGAGAGATTTATACAAACTCTGATAAAAAGAGAAAGATTTCTGATGATCATATTGAGACTCAGACTGCGGCTGTGGATAACCCCACACTGCTTGGATCATTAAACATTAACCCAGCTACAAGAGCAGCTTATTTCTTTATGATTGAGAGTGGTGCCGGATTGAACTATGCAGTTAAATTGATAAATACCCCTATTATAAGGGAATTAATTAGAAGAACCAGAATCAATGAAACTTCAATGGGTAAAGAAGGAGCATTCTCAAATGCTATGAGTGATTTAGCTAAGGAGAGAGGGTTTGATATTGAAAAAGAATTTAACACAGATTCTGATGTTAAGGAAAATGTACTTGATAGAGTTCTTGGTCATGCCAGAGAAGGTAAAATGCAAACAATGCATGATCTGAATATTTTAAAAGCGTACATGACTTTCAGACATTACGGAAATGAATTAAATACTTTTCAGAAAGCGTTAAGAGCAGACGTTATTGGAACAAGACAGACACAAGCGGCTAACATCATTGCTACGCAAGATATAGCCAAGGTGAAAGGAACATACTCAAGTGAGAATATCCCTGAATCTGAAATTGGGTTTCAAGTACAAGCGTTTACTTTTAATAAGTCAAAGTATGATAGTCACTCATTAAAAACATTTGAGGAGTATGGATTACATAAAGCTATAGATATAGTAGGTACTTATGTTGCAGATTCATCCAAAACGTTTAGGGATGTTCTTAGCCAACTAAGAAAAGATTTCGGTGGTCAAATGACTGACAGAGATGCAAGGATAATAGTCAATGACTTTTATACCTACATATTTGCCAACAAAAGAGCACATATGCAGAAACTAAGTGTTATTGCTAAAAACTCTCCTGAAACTGTAGTGCAAATGATGATGGGTGATAATTCTGTAGGAAAACAGGTATTAGAAGCTAAATTGATTGAAACACAAATGGCTAGGGAGGATGTATCTTTCATACCTAATCAGCTTCTATCATACTTGTCAGTTACACCAGACAATGGAAGAACAGGCTATGACACAGTGTCATTTAACAATTCTATATCAAGAGCTTTGTCCACTGACCAGAAGACAATGTTTGCGAATGAATTTGAGAGTTTATTATACTATGATAAATCCTCTAATACAGACACAAACTCGTTCTTTAGAAACCTGGGTGTTCAATTATTTGCATTAAATTTCTTTACAGAGGGATTTTCAAGAGGTATCAACTCATACAGTGAGTTTATACCTATTACAATGTATGAAGATTTTCGCGAGACAGGCGGAGAGAGTCTTGTAGAGTACTTTAGAGATATATGGCCAGACTTTAAGAACACTGCCAATTTCACTACTGAACATTTCAAGAAAATGGTATTAGCCAACAGAGCGCACGAACTTACGAGTTTAAAAGACCTAAGAAAGATGTCTAAAAGTAATATTACTAAGTATTTGGCACAAAATGCAAATGTGAATGTATTTCTCATGAAATTAGGTGATACTGAAGTAATAGGGAAACGTCTTGATGAAGAGGGTAATTATACTGGAATTATTAAGCTTTTAGGAACCAAAGGATGGAGAGTAGATTATCAGGCCGACGGTGCTGTAAGTCAGGTTTTATCCGCTAATAAGGTCCTTATACAGGAAAAAGCACGAAAAAATGTCCAGGAATCGAGAAATAGTAAGTGCTAAACAAATTATTAAAGACATGAAAAAAGTAAATTAAATTATGCTAATACTTACACCTAGTTTTAGGGAAGTATTAGACTTGTTAGGAAAGAATAAATCTTTTATAGTTACAGGATCATTAGCATTAAAACTTTTAGGGTCGTTAGATAGAATTCCAGGAGATCTGGATTTGATCTCTAACGATCCTTCTGTTTTAAAGATATTATCTGATGCATGTAATTTAGACATGACAGATGCATTGGAGATTCCTAGACAGAGTAAATTTGAATTCAATAATGGATTTTCTGTAGATGTATTCAGATACAAAGATCCATCAATAATTCCTGTTGAGACGGTAACCGTTGAGGGCTACACTTTTAAGGTAACTATACCTGAGTTCGTTTTTAAACGAAAGCTAGAGAACCTCAGAGGGCCTATTCAAAAGAAAACTGTTAAAGATCTTATTGACTATTTTGATGATATATTATTAACTAAATAAAATTACACGGCATGGAAGAAAAAGAAATTAAGAACAAGCCATATCCTTTTGACGAGGCGGCTTTAGCGTACTCAAAGCTTACCGATAAGGAAGCTAAAGTACAGGTAGACAAAGTAAAAACCAGAATTAAAGAAATTAAAACTACGGCCGATATAGGGAAAGATCCTAGACTGATGTTTGAACTTCGAGAATTGTATTCTACCTTAGCTTGGTACAGGATGAACAAAAACCGATCTAAATTCTTTCGTCTTAGTACTTTAGGCCCGTCTATGAGGAGGGCTAAAAGACACCCAGATGTTAGAAGTACAGCACGTAGAAAATAGAGTGGACAGGAACGGAAAGAGGTATAAATATATCACTCTGTACTGTAAACCTCGTATGAGTAGAATATTACAAGCAGGTAAATGGAAAGAACTACTTGTTCCATCAATGACATGTGGCTATATATCTTATAAAGTAAACTATGCACCCAGTCAGTCAAATGACCCACAGTATTCTCTAAATGAAGGAGATACTGTGGAGGGGGCTATTGTAAATTTGAAAGTAGAGCCATATGAAATAAACGGAAGAATTTTACATTCTTGTAAAGTGCCTGTATTCTGTTCAAATGAGGATCCTATAGAATTTGAAGTGCAAACAGCGTATGCTTACGAAAGAGCAGGAAAGGTTTTACTTAAAGGACAATTACAATTTGGGGACTTCACTCCCCTTAAGAAAATAAGTGAAGAAATATTTATACCAAGAAATTGCTTGGTAGTATCAAATGTATAACTAATAAATAATTAAATTATGAGTATCAATTTTGATTTCTTAAAAACTGTAGAGTTATCTACACCAGACGTAAAAGAAGTACAATCTCGTGTTTCTTCAATCAAAAATCCTGAGGGATTAGCTATTCGAGTATTTGGCAATGGTAAGGTTTATCCTTCAGCTGAACTTGTAGCAAAGTATAACTTAGAATATCAACCAAAAGGTAGTGATAATGCTACAAATGGTCTTGATGTATTTAATTCTAAGGATTGGAACATGTTTCCAAGCAATGCCCCTCAACATGTAGTATTTATTGCCATTGTTCCAAAGTCTTCCCCTAAGATAGACCTATTTGGTCAAGTAGGATATAATGATGACAACACTCCTAAGAGTACCGTAATGGAGCAAGGTGGTGGATCTTTTGGCAAAGAGTTTAAAGAGATGGTAGAATCTGTTTATGGAATTGAGATCGGTGTTCGGGAATACCGTGATTTTAAAGTAAGCGATGATATTATAATGAAGTCTGAGACTGGTATTTACTTCATGCCTAAAACTGTCACAAGAGGAGCCCATAAAGGTGAAATTTCTGTAGTACGTCGTGAAAACGTATCAGTAATTCCTTTAGTTCCTATGGACTCTGAGTTCGGAGAACCTGACTCAGAAGTAGAAGAAGTTTCTCAAGGGTCTGGTGCCTTGACTAACCCTGAGGTATCTGAATCTCAAAGAGAGTTGTTTCCTCCTGAGAATGATGAAACATCGGGAGATTTTTGGGAGGTTCCTTCTGAGGATGAACTGCCGGTAGGTTCTGGGGAGTGTCCTGAAGATGAAATAGACTAGTATGGCCAAACTGAACTACATTGGTAGGTCAGATTATTTATTCAAGTATTCCTGTAATTCTTCTGCGGAAGAGTTACAGGCTTGGTTAGATGATCAGTCCGTACTACAATTAGATACTGAAACCAACGTGGTGGACTCCATTATAGCTAGAAAGCTTATGGTGGTCCAACTCGCTGACGAAGAGGGCGAGAATATCTTTGTTGTCCAATGGAGTTTCTTGACTGAAGACCAGAAGTTAGGAATCTTACAATCTTTAAATGATAAAACCAAGTTAAAGATATGTCACAACGTGTCCTTTGAATATCAAGTAATGATAAAAGAAGGAATAGTGATGGACAATGTGTGGGATACCATGATAATGGAGCAGACACTATATGCAGGGAATGATGAAGATATGAGATATTATTCTTTAGCTAATGTACTATTTAGACGAGTTAGAGTTGACATTTCAAAAGAAGAACAGACTCAATTTGGTGATGACATCATCACAGACAGTAAGTTAGAGTACGCTGCCACGGATGTTTTGTATTTAGGACATGTCCGTAAACAGCAAATTGCTGAGATGAAAGAGGAGGATCTTATCCAACTTGGAAATGGAGAGTTTAATGAAAATGAGGCTTCTCTTGTATTTGCTGATATTGAATATGTGGGCATGGGATTCGATAAAGAAAGATGGTTAGCTAATATAGAAAAAGCCAAACCTATTATTAATAAAGCTACCCATGAATTAGAAGCTATTTTACTACAAGAGCCCTACCATAGTGAGTGTCGTGCACTTATTATAAATGCTAAGTTAGTAAATGCAGAAGGTAAAGAACGTTTTGTTAAACTTCCTGCTGTGGTGGATAAAGATACTTTCACCATAAATTGGGGCTCCTCTCCTCAGTCCCAAGTAGTATTAAACTATGTCTATGGAGATATAGATAAGTGCTCAGTGCTTGAGTTAAAGAAATACCTTCAGTCAAATGATCCTAATGCACCTAAGCTTAATGATAAGGGGAAGCCTATAGGTGTTACTTCTAAACAATTCACAGATTATGTAGAGTCAATGGTAACAGATAAATTTTTGTTCTTAAAGTTATACATCAATAAAAAGTTTGAGCTCCTTGAAAGAGGACTTTTATCTAACTTTAGAGATAAACTTATAGAAGATAAGTATCTTATACCTAAGAACACACTCACTGTAAATTGGAACTCAGATGATGCTAAGCTTGAGATCTTTAGGTGGTTTAACCCCAAAATTGAGGATGCAAGAGCTGAAACTGTAGAGGACAATATCCACATGCCTTTCTTTCAATCATACAAAAGCTACAATGAAGCACATTCATTGATATCTAAGTATGGTCTAAAGTTTATTGAGAAAAATGTGGACTCTGACGGCAGAGTAAGAACAAGATTTAATACTGTTCTATCTACTGGAAGGGTCTCCAGCAGTGGACCAAATATGCAGCAAATTCCGGCTAATGCTCTACCTAAAGATCGTACCAATGATTATCGTCATTGTTTTAACCCTGGAATTCCAGGATGGGTAGTAGTAAGTGGTGACTATGCGTCACAGGAGTTAGCTGTTATAGCAACTTTGTCTCAAGACCCAGTGTTCTTAGACGCCCTACTAACGGAGAAAGACCTTCACTCTGTATGTGCTGAATTAGTTTATGGCCAAAAGTGGAAAGATTCAACTGAAGAGGGATGTGCATTTTATGCCTTAAACTCTAATGGAGATCCTCAGAAGAAAAAGTGTAAGTGTTTTGCTCATTATAAATTAAGAGATGATGTTAAAGCAATTAACTTTGGATTAGCTTATGGTATGAGTGCTAAAGGCTTAAGTGGTAAGTTAAAAATCACTTTGATAGAGGCAGAGTCACTTATCAAAGCATATTTCTTGTCATTTCCTTCTATTCAAGGAACCCTGAACGCCTTTGGTAATTATGGTCTTATGAATGGATTCATTAGAACTCCAGCCCCTATGAGGCGTAAGAGGTATTTTCCTTATTGGAAAGGTGAAGAGACACCAAAAGGTTTGGCAGGAAAGATATCAAGAGCGTCAATGAATGCTCCAGTACAAGGCTTCTCTGCGGATATGATTAAAATTGCTCTGATACTAATGCGTAGATATATAAATAACAATAACTTACGGGATGTTGTTAAATTATTTATGCAGGTACATGACCAGATTGATGCTATAACTACAAAAGATGTAAGTGAGCGTTGGTCTGTCATACATAAACAGATAATGGAGCAAGCAGCAGAAATATGTCTTAAGAATACCTTGTTAAAGTCAGAGGTTAAAATATCGGACAAATGGGAGAAATAAAATCGAATAGAGACATCATGCAGGAAGAGTTTGCTGACCAGTGGCTGGACAGTGACCGTAAAGGCTCATTGATTCTAGGCACTGGGTTTGGTAAATCGAAAGTGACTATGCTTATCCTTGTGGGACTGTTTGAAAGAGGTGAATTAACAAAGGAATCCAAGATTTTAATACTAACAGACAGTGAACACCTGAGAGATATTAACTGGAAGGAAGACTTTGAAAAATGGGGATACTCATGGATATGGGAACTAATAGTAGCAGAGTGTTATCAAACTACTTACAAGTGGTCTGATACCTCCTGGGATTTTGTAATCGCAGATGAAATAGATTTCTCAATGACTGAAGAGTACAGCAAGTTCTACTTGAACAATAAACTTAAGATGATCTTAGGGTTAACTGGGTTTGTTGATGACAGTAAACTTACATTACTTGACAGCATTGCTCCTATAGTATCCTCGTACACCACTCAAAAGGCTCAAGAGGATGGAATATTGAACAGTACTCAGATAGTGTTTGTGCAATTTGATTTATCAAGAAATCCCACAGACATTAAAGTAGAGTATGTAGGTAAAGATGGTAAGACAAAATCGTTTCATCAATCAGAGAACGAGGCATATGCTTATCAAGATAACCTATGTAACGTTTTGTGGGGTAAAATTGTAAAGTTGGAATCTGACCCTGACGTTATGTTTGAAATCAACAAAGAAAAAGTTCAGGAGTTAAAGTCCCTGAGATACAGACAATCCAGAGCAGTTATGGATAGGAAAGCTATACTCTTAAATGGTATTGCATCTGTAACTATAACCCGTAAAGTTATACACGAGGTGTTAAAGAATCCTAATAATAAGGTTTTAACATTTAGTATGTACACTGCACAATCAGACCTCATAAATGAATGTACTTTTCACAATAAAAACAAGAAAGGTAACACTACATTAGAGGACTTAAATGAGGGTAGAATCAGGTCTGCAGGTGTTTGTAAGGCAATTAACAGAGGAAAGAACTTAGTAGGAGTTAACAACATGATAATGGAATCATATGATGGTTCTGCTACAGCATTTCATCAAAGACATGGAAGAGGAATGAGGTTAAAACCCGATCAAAAGATGTATCTTTACATTCTACTTCCATATTTTCACAAGAAGATTCAGAGTCCTGAAAACAAAAACCAAAAGGCTGAAATCAGGATGCCAACTCAAGCAAAAACTTGGGCAGAGTCTATGATGAAAGATTATGAAATTATCAATCCTATTAGAATCAAATTATAAGAAAGGAGATGAACATGACAGCAGAGAAACTGATTGTTGAACTAATAAGTAAAAACTATGTAGTAAAACTTGGTGAGGATAACTATGTCATAACAAATCTAATGGGTAGGGACAATGAGGAAGAAGAGAAGGTAAAGGAGGTAGTTCTTCCTTCTCCTGCTGTTCTTCTTAGAAATTTTATTAGGGATTGTAATATTCCTTTCAGAGCTAAAACTTCCACTGGAGGGTTTTATGAGTTAGCATCAGAATCTGAGTACGCAAAAAGGGCGTTATACGCCATGTTGTCTTCACATGAGTACAAATATGAAGATATAGTGGCAGCTACCAATGCATACTACACTAATGTAAACATGGCAAGGGTTACTCTTACAAATTATTTTAAAAATGGCACTATACGAAGAGTTATGGAGGAATATACTAAACACTCCGACTCTTTGTCGTTGAGGCCAAAAGCTAATAAAGTATCATTATGAGCACATTTGAGAGAGAAGTTCTTAGGAATGTCAGAGATGCTATGGATGGTAAGGTTATGCAGATCCCTCTACACTTAGATAGAGTAGGGGAAATATTTGCTATTAGAAAGAATGTGTATACTTTAATTGGCGGAGGTACTGGATCTGGGAAAACAAGTTTCTTGGATGATACCTTTGTGTTAAAACCATACGAGCTATGGAGAAAGTGGAAAGATAACACTGATCTTACATTCAAAGTTCTGTACAGATCAATGGAAAGGAAGAAAAGTCTTAAACTTACTAAGTGGGCATGCTGGAAACTGTTCCAGGACTCAGGTATTCTGCTGGACGCAGAGACCCTGCTTGGGTATAGAAAGAGCAAAATCACTGAGGAGACTTGGAAGCTACTTGTAGGTGCCAGAGACTGGGCAGATGAGATGTTAGATTATGTAGACATTAGGGATGGTAGAACCACACCAGATGATTATAGTAATTGGGTGCATGAGTATGCAGTTGATAATGGAGTCTTGTTTCAAGCCGACATGTATGGAATTAAAAGTTCAAAGTATTCAACCTACATCCATACATTTTCAGAGAGAGATTGGATTACATTAAAGAATGGGGAGGAGTGCATAGCTGTGAGAATTACTCATGGTGATGAGACTTTTGTTCTTAAACAAGGTGAAAAGTACTATGTACCAACTAGACCAAAGGAAATAACTATGGTCATAGGAGATCACTTAGGAAAACATTCAAGTCAAAAAGGTTTAACAACTAAGAAACAGATCATAGACGCAGTATCAGAGCGTAATGCAGACTTCAGAGATATTTATGGATATTCTCCGATAGCCGTATCACAATTTAACAGGGCTATTGGGGATGTACAGAGAATGAAGTTTTCAGATGGGGATTTATCTCCTCAAATTGAAGACTTTAAAGATACTGGAAACACTGTTGAGGATGCTGATCTAGTTTTGGCACTATTTAACCCTTACAGATACAAGTCTTATGATGATCATGGAATGTATAAAGGATACAATATTAGAGATGAAATGGTTAATCCACTTGGATACAATAGATATAGACTATTGTCTATCTTAAAAAATTCATATGGAATTGATGATGTTGATTTCGGAATGTTATTTAGAGGAGAAGTTAATGATTTTAAAACACTCCCTAAGGCAAATGATGATAACACAATGACCAGAGAACTTCAACAAGTGTATCGAGAAATTCAAATAGGTAAATAATTAAAAAACAATTTTAATGGCAAAAGCAATTTTAGTGCAGGGATTATCCGGCACTGGCAAATCTACTTCGTGGCGTAATATGCCATCTGAGGAGTCGATGATAATATCTCCTAATGGTAAACAATTACCATGGAGAGGAAGTTCAGGACAGTATAAACCTGTGAATTCAACTACTGGTAAGGGTAATGTTATATTAACTAACAAGTTATTAGAGGTACCTAAATGGCTACAATGGATCAATAAAGCAAAGCATGTTAAGTATGTGTTAATAGATGACTACACTCACTTCTTTAATGCCAGAATAATGTCTCCAGACT